GAAACTGGGGCTTTCTTTCAATGAAAATGTATTCACCGGTGGTTACTTATCAATTCACCTGTGATTGCATGCCACATTCGTGTGTCACGGCGGGGAGAATTACCCCTCCCTTAGGGCCTCCACCGGCCCCTCAGGCAGCCGCGTCACGTCGATTACCCCTCACTTAAGCAAAGCCCCAAAAACCGGCCCCTTAGAGGAGACCGGAAGGGAGCCTTTGGCCCACGCAGAGACGAGGACCTCAGAATGACCATCGATAATTCCATCCTTGAAAACCCCCTCTTTGAACGTCAGCTTGAACTGGAACAGGAGATGAGAACCTCCGGTATCCAAAGGTTCAGAAAGAGCGTCGAGAAGGCTTCCGATAAGGGGCAGATGACCGGGACCTTGGCGGTCAACCGGTTGGTGAGTGAAGCTCATGAGAAAGTCGTGGCAGCTATCGCCGGCTTCCTCGCTGAAGCGAAGAGCGGAGCTGCTGGTCGTCGCCACACGGCAGTGGCCTTCATCGACAAGCTCGATGTCGACACGGTCGCCAACATCACAGCCCGCGTGATCCTCGACGAGGTCACCCGCAAATCCAACCTCACGAAGACCTCACTCGCCATCGGCTCGATGCTGGAGAACGAGTTCAACAGCCGCAAGTTCGAAGAGGAGATGCCCAAGGCCCACAAGAAGTTCCTGAGGAAGGCCCAGAAGGAGTCCCTCGACAGGCGCAAGTGGTCGCATCTGCTGTACCCTGCACGTTTGCTCGGCGTGGAGCTGGAGGAGTGGAGCGAGAAGGACCGCATTCTCGTTGGTCTAAAGCTGGTCGACATCTTCATTCAGTCCACCGGCCTGATCGAGCGCGAGGTGGTCCAGTCGGCGCGCTTCGGCACCCTCGAATTGCTCACTGCCAATGAAGCGACGATGCGGTGGATGGAGACCGAGAACAGCAGGCTCGAACACCTGTTCCCGATCTACATGCCCACCATCGTCCCGCCCAAGCCGTGGACCTCGCCCTTCGACGGCGGCTATTACACGGCCTTCCGTCGCCTGAAGCTGGTCAAGACGCATAACCAGCAGTACCTCGAAGAGCTGGCCAACCGTGATCTCTCGGAGGTCTACGAGGCGATCAACGCGTTGCAGGACACAGCCTGGGCGATCAACACCCAGGTCCTCGACGTGGTCCGCACCCTCTATGAGACCGGCGCTGGCGTTGCTGGTCTTCCTCAGGCCGACAAGCTGCCGATACCGGTGCGGCCCCACTGGCTGCCCGATGGCAAGGAGAAGATGGCTGTCGAGGACATGACCGAGGAGCAGCTCGAAGAGTTCAAGGCGTGGAAGGCCGAGACCCATCGGACGCACGTCGAGAACGCCGCGATCTCAGGTCGTCGGGCCAGCTTCCTGCGTACCCTCGGGGTGGCCGAGAAGTTCAAGGATGAGGAGGCGTTCTTCTACCCCCACACCCTCGACTGGCGTGGTCGTGCCTATCCGCTGCCCCTCTATCTGACCCCTCAGGGCAACGATCTGCAGCGTGGTCTGCTCACCTTCTCGAACGCTGTTCCGATCCACGATCAGGAAGCGGCCGAGTGGCTGGCGATCCACGGTGCCGGCTGCTGGGGTTACGACAAGGTCGACATGGAGGAGCGTGTGCAGTGGGTGTTGCGGAATGAGGAGCATATCATCGCCTCGGCCGAGAACCCCTATGACAACCGCTTCTGGATGGACGCGGACAAGGGTGAGAAGAAGTGGCAGTTCCTCGCGTTCTGCTTTGAGTGGGCTGGCCTGAAGCGCGAAGGCTACGGCTACATGTCCTGCCTTCCGATCCAGATGGATGGCACCTGCAATGGCCTGCAGAATTTCTCCGCGATGCTGCTCGACGAGGTCGGTGGCGCAGCGGTGAACCTCATCCCGGCAGAAGAGCCGCAGGACATCTACCAGAAGGTCTGCGATATCGTCTGCGAACAGCTCGCTCGCGATCTCAACAGCCCCGACATGGTGATGATCAAGGGCAAGACCGACAGTGGTGAGGAGTACGAGAAGGTGGTCTGCACCGTCGCTGAGATGGCCTCTGGCTGGCTGCCGAAGATGGGACGCAAGGTCACCAAGCGCCCGGTCATGACGCTCGCCTATGGGGCACGTCGCTTCGGCTTCGTGTCTCAGGTCGACGAGGACACCATCAAGGAATGGCGCACGAAGGAACCCGAGAACTACCCCTTCGTCAGCCAGGGCGATGACGGAAAGGCCATCGACTTCGGCTACAAGGCAGCTCAGTACATGGGCGGTCTGATCTGGGACTCGGTCGGTGAGGTTGTGGTCAAGGCTCGCGAGGCCATGGATTGGCTTCAGGCAGCCTCTCAGGTGGCCTCGAAGGAAGGCCTGCCGATCAACTGGTCGACGCCTGTAGGCTTCCTCGTGCAGCAAGCCTATCGTGTTCCGAACATGAAGCGGGTGGACACCACGTTCAACTCGCAGCGTCTTCAGATCAGGTACCAGCATGGGGTCGGTAAGATCGACAGTCGCCGGCAGGCGTCTGGCATCAGCCCGAACTGGGTCCACTCGCTCGACGCCTCGCACCTGATGAAGACCATCGGGCGCAGCAAGCGCGAGGGGATCAACTCCTTCTCGATGATCCATGACAGCTACGGCACCCACGCAGGCAATGCCTGGGCTCTGGCTCGGTATCTTAGGGAGGAGTTTGTCCTGATGTACTCACAGGTGGATGCGTTGACCCGGTTTAAGGAGGAACTGGAGGCACAGACCGGGGAGAAACTTCCCGATCTCCCAGCCAAGGGCAACCTCGACCTCCAGCAGGTACTGGACAGCCCGTTTTTCTTTGCCTGAACGCATCCACGAGTGAATTGAAATCATCGGTGATCCCTCTGAGGGGGATTACCCCTCCCTTAAGCAAACCCAGTAGCGCGCCCCGAGCGGGCCATCCAGCAGGACACTTCAAATGAACCATCCAATCAAACGCCTCCGCTGCAAGATCGAGACCGGTGAAGTCCGCTTCGAGATCGAGCCAATGATGCATGTCGATCTCTTGGACTACCTCGGTGATCTCAAGGAAGCGTTCGCTGAGGCATACGAGCAGGCTGTTCAATTCCACGATGAAACCCCTCGCGGATACCGCTTCGCTGCAGGTCAGTTGACCGAAGCCTGACCCATTACCCCTCCCTTAAGCAAATAGCTCAAACAGCAGGTCTCATCACATGAACAACTCCGACGCCCACAAGGCTCAGAGCGCGCTCGGTCGCGCCATCCAACTCTGGAACCAGGGTCGCGAAATCTCTTTCCAACACGGCCAGGAGCTGCGCGAAGACGGCTACGACGTGGCTGCCCTCCGTCGCTTCCACTTCAAGCTCTCGATCTGAGGAGCGGCGACATGGCCAAACTCACTCCAGCCATCTACGGCGCAGCTCCGGTCGACCTGGGCTGCATGGAACTGGACACATCGGAAATGATGTTCTGGCTCTACCTCCCGATCAAGATGCCGGGACAGTTCATGCCGAAGCTCCCGGCCAACCTGAAGAAGTACGAGCGCATTGTCGATGCAGTCATGGACGATGTGATCGATGATGACACGATCAACCCAAAGGGCAGGCGCTGGACCGAAAGCTACGTCTATCTCTCGGTCAAGATCACGCATGTCACACCGGATGCACCCGGCAATCGCCCTGGGTGGCACAGCGATGGCTTCCTGACGGACGACCTGAACTACATCTGGGCTGACAGGAACCCGACCGAGTTCTTCATCACGGATGAGCCCTTCGGAACTGAGCCTGATCACCAGTCGTCGATGGACCAGTTCGACTGGATGGCTCGGCACCCGCTGCGCTCGAAGGGCGACCGACTTGAACACGCCAAGGTGAACCACCTCTATCGCCTCGACCAGACGAACATCCACCGGGTGTCGCTCAACGTCGAGAGCGGCAAGCGGGCGTTCATCAAGGTCTCGGTCTCCGACAAGCCCTACGTCCAGCTCGGTAACTCCATCAACCACGATCTGCCTGAACACCCGCTGCCTTCACTGGAGCGGCAGGCCGAACGCAACTGCCCGCAGGGGAAGATGTGATGACCCACTCCCGCATCGGCAAGGTCACCTTCAAAATCCCGCGTTCCGGGGAGTTCGGAAGAACCATGGTCCCGGCTCGCTCGGGCCGAGGCTACGTCCATCAGTACTTCAAACGAATATCGGAACTCGAATGGGTGCCCATCACCCTCCTCGAATACGTCCGCTCCACCCGCTGATCATCAGCCCTCGACATCTGAGAGAAAACACAACATGGCACTTCGCTCTGTAAAATTCACGACGCGCTCCTTCCCGCACAACAGCAACCGTTCGGTCGAAATCTTCCTCGGCACCATGAACGTGTCGGAATATCTGAACATGGGGGTCGGCGGCTCGACCCAAACCCTCCACCCTGAAGACGCCAAGCGTCTCCGCGATGAACTGATCGCGATCTACCCGCTCGAAGTGCCGGCCGCTGCCACCAAGCCGACCAAGTTCAAGGTCGGTGACAAGGTGACCTACAAGGCCATCGTTGGCTACGGTGCCCGTGGCATGGATGGCCGCAAGGGGTCGGTCAAGGAAGTGCTGGCCAATGGCTGGTACATGGTCAACTTCACGGGCGGTCCGTTCGACAACCTGATCAAGACCCATGAGGATTATCTCGTAGCTGGGCCACGTGAAATTCAGGTAGGCGATCTGGTTCGCCGCACTGGCGCGAATTGGCGCGACGTCAAGCATGGTGAAATCTACACGGTTTCCGCTGTCGGCTCATCGCTCAAGCTGGTTGGTCTCACCGGCAGCTACACCAAGTCCTCGTTCGAGCTGGTCCACACTGACCCAGTCGAAGCCGTGAAGGCAGCCGTCCCGACCATCCAGTCCGGTCGCTTCATCGTGGCCAAGCTGGAAGGCGCTCGCTACCTCCCGGGCACCAACCCTAAGGTCCACGTCACGGACATCGGGGCCGAGGCTGAGGCGCTCCGTCTGGCCAAGGAACACGGTGGTACCTACCACGTCTTCAAGGCCACCTACGAAGCCAGCCGTGAACTGCCGGTCATCCCCCCGGTCAAGACGACCAAGCTTTAATCAATCGCATCCACCCGTGGATGTTTGTCGGCCCCTTCGCCTTGCCGGTGAGGGGGCTTTTTCATTTCCCACAGCAGGACTTTCTCTATGGCAGAACGCAAGAAGAACCCGTCGCTCAACTCCCCTCGCGGTCCCCTGAAGTTCCCGAAGATCGACAAGATCGACTACGGCACGAAGGACTACCCGAAGCCGAACGGCGAGTACTCCACCAAGCTGGTGCTCGAAGCTGACGCACCGGCAACCAAGGCCTTCATCGCCGCCCTGATGCCGCACTATCAGGAAGCGATGGCCGAGGCCGCAGCCAAGTTCAAGGAACTCAAGGTCGAGACCCGCAAGAAGCTCGGCAAGGTCACCGAGAACGACCTCTTCACGACCCTCTACGATCAGGAAACCGAGCAGCCGACCGGCTACATCGAGTTCAAGTTCGCGATGGCGGCAAGCGGCGAGCGCAAGGACAAGACGAAGTGGGCAGCCAAGCCCGCGATCTTCGACGCCAAGGGCAAGCCGATGACCAAGGTACCGGAGATCTGGTCTGGCACCGAGGCCAAGGTCTCGTTCGAATGCCAGCCTTACTTCATCCCAGGTACCGGCGCGGCCGGCCTGAAGCTCAAGCTGAAGGCTGTCCAGATCATCGACCTCGTCTCCGGTGGTCAGCGCTCCGCATCGAGCTACGGCTTCGGCGCTGAAGATGGCTACGAATACGAGGAGCCGGCGACCGAGGAGAACGAAAGCGGCTTCGGTGACGAGAGCGGCGAGGACACCTCGTCCAAGACCATCGACGACGACATTCCGTTCTAAGGATCACATGACCTACCGCACATCCGCAGCAGGACTGCGCGCGGTGGGTATTCGAGAAGGCTTCCGCTCCGGTCTTGAGGACAAGGTGGGCGACCAGCTTCGGGCGCAGGGCATCAACCCGCGCTACGAAGAGGTCGTCATCCCCTACACCAAGCCGGAACGGAAGGCCAAATACACCCCAGACTTCCAGCTCCCGAACGGTATCTTCATCGAGACCAAGGGGCGCTTCGTCACCGAGGACCGACAGAAACATCTGCTGGTCAAGACGCAGCACCCCGAGCTGGACATCCGGTTCGTCTTCTCGAACCCCAAAGCCCGCATCTCCAAGACTTCACAGACAACCTACGCCGACTGGTGCCTGAAGCACGGCTTCAAGTTCGCGGCGAAGATCATCCCCCAGGAATGGATCGATGAGTAGCATGTTCACACCTCGCAAGGTGACCTCCTACCTCGTCGTGCATTGCTCGGCCACTCAGCCCAAGATGGACATCGGCGCGAAGGAAATCCGCCAGTGGCATCGAGAGAAGGGCTGGATCGATATCGGCTACCACTTCGTCATCCGCCGCGATGGCACGGTGGAACTCGGCCGGCCCGAGAATGTGGTCGGCGCTCACGTTGAGAACCACAATTCCAATTCAATCGGCATCTGCCTCGTCGGCGGTGTCGATGCGAACATGAAGGCGCAGAACAACTTCACGCCTGCCCAGTTCGCCACGCTCGCAATCAAGCTGCGCGAGCTGAAGACCAAGTACCCCGGCATCACCATTCAGGGACATCGGGATTTCCCTGGTGTGAAGAAGGACTGCCCATCGTTCGATGTCCGCAAATGGATCAACGAGACCGGCGTCTTCGATACCTCGCATGTTCCGGCTGAACCGGACGCCCGAGCGGTCGAGATCACCAGTGCCACGCCCACGATTTTCAGTCTGGCGAAGAAGTACGGCACGACCGTCGAGGCAATCCTCAAGGTCAACCCGCACGTCAACCCGGCGAAGCTGAAGGTCGGTCAGGTCATCCGCCTCCCAGGCTGATTACCCCTCCCTTAAGCTGACCTCCAATGGCCCTCACGGTTCCCTCCGTGGGGGTCTTTTCGTTTTTACGACCTCAACATCCGAGAGATCACATGAACTACCACATCGTTGTCGGCGCTCATGTTCGCCACAAAGACCACCCGGACTACGGCAATGGTCGCATCGTCCACATCCACCAGAACGGCAAGTCGCTGGCCGTCGAGTTCGAGAACCGCACGGGCCTCGCACATGATTGCGCAGGGCACACCAAGAAGAACTTCGGCCGCTGGTCGAAGGCTTCGAGCCTGGAACTGATCAACCCCTTCAAGGCCGGCGATACGGTCCAGATGGCTGCCCTCGATCAGCGCGCCTATCCTGGCTTCTACTACGATAGCGACTATGCCGAGAAGAACGGTTCCGTCCTGTCCGTCGATGACAGCTACGCAATCGTCTCCGTCGCCGGCATTCCTGGCAGTCAGTTCGTGCCGACTGCTGACCTCACGCTGGTCAAGGTCGACCCCGTGGAGGCTGTCAAGAAGGCAACTCCGAAGGTCAAGACCATCGTCTTCCAGTCCGGTAGCCAGTGCGGCCGGCTGGTCAAACACCTTCTCGCCGGCAACTCGATCACCCCGCTGGTGGCTCGCCAGTTGTTCGGCGTCGAACGCCTCGCAGCCCGCATCCTCGAAATCAAGAAGGCTGGCCACAAGGTCACCTCGACGATCAAGACCGATGTCAACGGCAAGGTTTACGCCGAGTACGCCCTGCGGAAAGCTGGGAGGATTTGGTGATGGAGAAGAAGCTCCTCGGCTATCTCGCTTGG